TGTCATAAAAGTACAGAGTATCTACTACTCGCACATCACCATCTAATACATCTAAAGCTGTTGCCCCATTTGTTCCAGTAATCTGTAAAACTTCTTCAGAGGCATCCCAAGTAAGATTGTTTCCAGCAGTGCCACTATGAAATATTACATCTGACCCTGAACCATCTGAGCCTACCGTAAGCGTTCCGCTTATGCTTGAATTGCCAGTTATAATTTCATCAAAGGATAGACTGCCGCCTCCATTTACTTGTATATCGCCAGTAATAACCAAATCACCATCAATCGTCCCGCCATTACCAAAGTCTTCTACAATGGCTTTTACCATAGTGCTCTGCATCTTATATCTCCACTATGCGTACAGACCCAGTGTCTGTAGTGGTTGAGTTATGATTGAAATAGATATTGTTCCCCAGACCTCTGGGCACAGTAAGAAAAGTAAGAGTATTCTTAGGGAGTAAGAGATCGTTAGTATCACTTACGTCACTGCCTGAATCAGCACTAAAGCTGAAATATATTTCCACTCCTGAATGTACACCCATCGTATGGGTGCCTGCGGCAAGGTTATAATGAATTGAGTTGGCGACATCGGCACTGCTACCCGTTGTAGCCGCTGTACCTACGTCCCAGTTACCACCTACAGTGGTGTTAAGAGCCTCGTGAGTCCTATATTTATTAAGATTAGCCATGATGTTCTCCTGCTATTCATGTTTGTCCTGCGGGGCAAGAACTACTCCCTATACAAACAGTTATGTAAAATTAAAAGGTAGGACTGCACGGGTTCCGCCAGTCTTATCCCTTTTTCTCATTCCAAATCTCTTCAAGAGATTGTTAAATCTTTGATCGTGCTGGGCCATTAAAGCCATAGATGTCTGTGCTATGTTAGGGTCTTGAGACGAACCCGCCTTATCCATGTATAAACAACGCTTAACATAGTCAACAAGAGCACCATGCAGGGTATTGTCAATATCAGGAGTGTCTGTAATAGCACTTACTGAATTAGGTTCTCCGTAGTAATGGAGAAATAAACCATCTGTAACTGACTCTGCAATAGCTTTCCATTTCTTTCTTGTTGTCGTTCTGGCTGTACCGCTACTGTCAACATTGGTAATAAGGGCAAGCTTGTCACCCTCAACAAACCAGACCGCTACATCTTCCGGGTATGAAATATTACTAGCCATTAATCCGGTGCTGTTATTGCTGATTCACTGGTAGCATCCATTAACAGAATGCCTTTATCAACCAGTCTTGGTATCTTGATATAGTCACCATCATCATCCATTAGATCAACTCTAAAGATTTTATTGGCCTCTAATCTATTACTGCTTGAGTCATTTGCGCTATCGCCAATAGCATAAAACATCTGATTTGCAACAGTGCTCACCTTAGCCTGAACAACCTTAGTATGATGATTACCCATTTCAACCAGTGCCTCATTGATTAAGTTCATAATATAAGTCTCAGGAGCGTCCGGAAAAACCAAACGCACCTGACTTATAATCTTCTTAACTGTTAATGCATGGACAGCCATTATGACCTAGCTCCTATTAAAAGTTGAATTCCTTTATCATAATCAGCTTGTAATTTAGCCTGTTGTTTCTCAAACCAGCCATAGTGGGATGTGTCCACCGCTAATCTTATCTGGGCCTCATTAGCATAGGCCTGAGCTATGCCGACTTTAGACTGTATCTGGGCCGCATAAGACTGGGCAGTCTCAACATAACGCTGGGCGGCCTGTCCGTAAGCAGATGCTGTACCAAGATAAGCCTGAGCCGTAGAACCATAGCCGTTGGCAGTGCCAAGATAGCCCTGTGCAGTCTGATTGAAACCAGATGCCGTCTGAGCGTATTTATCACCACCCATGCCATAGCCCTGAGCAGTACCAAGATAGCCTTGAGCATCCTGATTATAAGAAGATGCCGTACTAATATAACCTTGAGCAACACCTACCTGCGCCTGCACCTGCTGTACTCTTGCCGCTACCTCATTAACATAAGCCTGAACCTCATTAGCTGACGCACTGGCCTCCGCCAAGAAGGCGTTGCCAGTAGCCACACGTGTCTGAGAAGTCTGTGAAAATACCTGTGCATACTTCAACCTTGAATCAATCTCCAGTCCATAACTTTGAGCTGATTGAACATAGGCTCCCACAGCCGCTAAATAACCCTGAGCTAAGGAAATATCCTGAGCTACTTCAGCCAGATAAGCATTAGCCGTACCTAAAAATCCCTGTGCAACACCACCATAACCTTGGGCAGTCCCTAAATAACTTTGAGCAGACTGCGTATAACCGGATGCTGTTTGTGCAAACTTATCTCCAACAGCACCATAGCCCTGCGCTGTACCTAAATAACCCTGAGCTGTCTTACCATAACTGTCAGCAGTTCCTAAAAATCCTTGAGCTACGCCAACTTGGGCCTGAACCTGAGCAACACGAGCTTGGACTTCGTTCACATAAGTCTGAGCTTCAGCCGCAGAAGCATTGGCTTCAGCTAAATAACCATTACCAAGCTCCACCCTAGACCGGGATTCTTCCCTCTTTGCCTGAGCTTGGGCAAGCCTAGAATTAACTTCATTACCGTACCCCTGCGCTATATTAACCTTAGCCTGTATCTCACTGGCATATCCTTGAGTTGTAGCAACATAAGCTTGGGTAGCTTGAAGATAACCATTGGCAGTTCCAATAAAACCCTGTGCTGTTTTACCATAAGTATCAGCTACTCTCGAATAACCAGCACCACTTGCTATATATCCCTGAGCTACCCCAACCTGAGCTTGAACTTGTTGCACTCTAGCTGAAACTTCATTTACATAAGACTGAACTTCACTTGCAGATGCATTTGCCTCAGCAAGAAAAGCATTTCCGGCATTTACTCTATTCTGAGAAGTGTTTATAAATATTTGCGTACTTTTTGAATAAGCCTCAATCTCTGCCACATAACCCTGTGCCGCTTGAACATAAGCACCTATGGCATTCCCATAACTATTGGCAATGGAAATGTCTTGAGCTACTTCAGCAAGATAAGCATTGGCAGTATTTATATATGCCTGTACTGCTTGAGACTTAGCCCCTGTAAAGGCTGTTCGGGAATTAACCTCTGCGGCATATCCCTGTGCCTGTGCTATATACGACTCAGCTTCTTTTATATAAGCATTTCCTTGATTCACTATTGCATTGGCCTCTTGAAGATAGGAACCTCCAGCCGTTAATCTGGATTGAGATTCTTCCCTTTTTGCTCGGGCTTGCTGTAACCTAATACTAATTTCAGCAACATATCCATTAGCTATACCAATTTTAGACTGAACTTCATTTCCGAATCCCTGAGCAGTGGCTACATAACTTTGAGCTGTATCAATATAACCCTTAATAGCCTGTGATTTCGCCCCAGAGAATGTTGATCTAGCACCAACCTCAGCCGCATACCCTTGAGCTTGGGCTATGTATGCTTCAGCCTCTTTTATGTAAGCGTTCCCTTGGCTTACTATTGCATTCGCTTCTTGGAGATAGGCATTCCCTGCCGCAAGCCTAGATTGAGATTCCTGTCTCTTTGCCTGAGCCTGCTCTAGCCTTGATCGAACCTCATTTGAATATCCCTGTGAAATTGAAATCTTAGCCTGCACTTCATTTCCAAACCCCTGTGCAGATGACACATAAGTTTGAGCCGTGCTAATATAACCATCAACAGCCTTTGCCTTAGCCCCGCTAAAACCACCCCTTGCCTGAGCTTCTGAGGCAAAACCATTTATCTCAGCAGATAAAGTCTGAACCATTGTATTCCATTCAGTTATATATGTCTGGGCTATCTTTAAGTCTGTATCAACGGCATTTAAAGTTGTTTGAGTTTGTTGCATCCTTGCATTAGCAAGATCAATATCTTCACTTGTTAATTCAGCATCTACGTCAGCAAGATTAGCCGTTAAATCATAAGCCGCATTTGGATGATCTCCATTTATGTAAGATATGGCTCTATCTACATAAGTCTTAACACTCGTCATAGCTGAGCTTCCAGTAGTATATGTAGACTCGTCTCCAAACAAAGCAGGATCATCACCATCAGCCCTAAATTTATCCAATGCTGTATTCATTGCATCAAGAGCTGTTTCATAGTCGCCACCATTATCAGTTTGGGTTGCGAGTTCAGCGGCCTCTGCTTTAGCGAGCACAATTTCCGCCTTAGCAAGAACTAAGTCAGCGTCTATCTTATCACATACTGCCTGAGTCTCATCCATCTCAGTAATAATTTTACCCAAAGCAGTGTTTACAGCACCCTCAGAATCAGCTTCACCCAAATCTAATAATGCATCAGACTTATCAAATTCTACACTCCCCTCTACAATGACATTATCAACTTTGTCAAATTCTACACTGGCTTCTACAATCACCTCATCCACCTTATCAAGCTCTGTATTTATAGCAGTTAAAGCTGTTGCAAAATCACTTGAATTATCTGTATTTGAAGCCAACTCTGCCGCTTCTGCTTTGGCAAGTACAATCTCAGCTTTTGCGAGGACTAAATCAGCATCTACCTTATCACATATAGCCTGTGTTTCATCTAATTCTACTACTATTTTTGCCGCCGCATCATTAACAGCACTTTCACTATCAACCTCTCCTTTGTCAAGAAGGGCAGTAGACTTGTCAAGTTCTACACTGCCTTCAACAATTACATCATCAACTTTGTCAAACTCAGCACTAGCTTCTACAATTATATTATCAACCTTATCCAACTCTGTTTTAATAGCATCTAAGGCTGTTTCAATTTCGCCACTATTATCTGTTTGAGATGCTATTTCTGCCGCTTCTGTTTTCGCTAAATCTATATCTGCCTTAGCTGTTGCTATTCTAGTATTAGCATTACCAAGAAAAGTATTCATATTACTAGCTATGCTAACAGCACTGTCTACTTGAGTATTTATTAACCCAAGAGCTGTGGCTATAGCACCATCATCAGCCTCCCCCTCTGCTTGAGCGGCTTCTAAAACACCAGCATCAAATTGACCATTAGCTAATATAACAGCAGTATTTACCCTGCCTGCGGCAGTGGTGATTGCCGCTGTAGCGGTGTCTATACCAGAGTCTACAAGGGTTGCCGCTTCTGCTAACTCAGCAGTAGCTTTATCAAGTTCTGCATTATCCAACACTCCCTCTGCCGCCATTTTATCCACCTCAATATTAGCTAAACCAATTTCAGTTAAAGCACTATCAGCAGATGAATTTATAATAGCAATCTCAGTATGCATATTGTCAGCAAGACCCTGAGTCTCATCCAGCTCTGTATTTATTGCCGTTAAAGCAGTATTAATATCGTTTTCCGTATCAGCTTCCCCAAGATCAAGAACAGTATCACATTTATCAAATTCTAAATTTGCTAGTTCTACTGCTGTATTTATACGACCTGCGGCAGTTGCTATAGCGGCAGTTGCAGTATCTATACCGGCATCAACAAGAACTAAGGCTTCATCAAGTTCACCATTTGCCAAAGCTATCTCAGCACCAACTTTATCCACTTCAGCATTTGCCAACACAACCTCAGCCGCCATCTTGTCTGCTTCGGCATTAGACAATGCAACCTCAGCAGTTGCCTTATCTGCCTCTGCATTAGCTAAAACAACCTCAGCCGCCATCTTATCCACCTCAACATTAGCTAAATCTATCTCCGCCTTGGCTGTGGCTATTCTGGTATTTGCATTACCAAGTGCTGTTGTAGCACTGGATATAGTAGTAACAGCACTATCAGCCTGTGTATTTATTAAATCTAAAGCAGTGTCAATCTTACCATCGTCAGCTTCGCCCTCAGCTTGGGCCGCCTCTAACACAGCCGCATCAAACTGTGCATTAGCAAGGGCTACCGCTGTATTAATTCTTCCTGCCGCTGTAGTTATTGCGGCTGTGGCTGTATCAACACCTGAGTCAATTAATGTAGCCGCCTCATCTATTTCAGCATTAGCAAGCCCAATCTCAGTTACCGCCTTATCAACTTCAGCATTAGCTAAATCAACTTCAGCAGATATTTTATCCGCTTCTGTATTTGAAAGAGCCACCTCTGCTGTAGCCTTATCCACCTCAGCGTTTGCTAAAACGACTTCTGCCGCCATCTTATCAGCCTCTGTGTTCGCCAAGCCAATCTCAGTGGCAATCTTATCAGCCTCAGTATTGGCTAACCCTATCTCAGTTGCAATATTGTCAGCTATTGTCAAACACTCGTCAACTTCAGCATTAACAGCAGTTAGGGCTGTTGTAATATCTGAATTAGATGTTTTGTTGCCTAAAACATTCTGCAATGATTTTACAGAAGCATATAATGGGATTAAATATTCAGCTTCATCTGGGAATGCCGCTATTGCTGAATCTCCATATGCAACAGAAGGATACTGCACCTCTGAATACACAGAAGACCCGCTACTGGGAGCAATGTCTATCGTGTTATTTTTAATATAATATATGGGGTCTGTAGTGGTAGCCGCATTCATGTCGCCAGAATCTAAAGCCCTGCCTACCATACGGGATGGTATATACCTGCAAGGCTGGGCTATTGTGCCGTCACTTCTGGTCGCATACATCACCTTGCCGGTATTTAATGTCTGCGGAGTACCGGATGTAAAACTTTGCTCACTGGTACATAACTCTAATAAATCATCCGGTAAGACGTTAATAACCTCCTTAGCACCATCTGTAAGGAACTGCGTCAACTCTGTCTGAGTCGGAGCACTGCTCCCGTCTATGGAAAGGCTGGTTAATCCCTCTACCTGCGCTTCAAAAGTAGCCATTTATTACTTCTTCTTTTTGCGGGCGGCCCTCCGTTTTCTAGCTTTCTTAGCCGCCGCTTTCCCCTTTTTAGTGTAAGGATAATGCTTTTTACCAACCTTAGGCATAGCCAATTCTCCTTTTCATTTCACTCATATTGTGATCCATGCTCTGGGAAGTCAGCTCAACATCTGTTCTTTTGCCAATATCAGAAGTCATCCAAAGATTGGTAGTGTACCTAATCTTAGATGCCTTTTTACCGCAATCCCTGCAATAAAACCAGCCTCCCTTATTAGGAGTCTGGCAGTGTACACAATTCTTAATCTTCATAATTCTCATGGTTTCAGGGGCCATCCTTTATACGACAGCCCCTACAGTACCAAAAACTGCTATCCTTATTTATTCGGAAAATTAGACTCCAGCCGCACCAACTAGGTGGACTGTTCCAACTGCTGTCATTATATGACCGCTCAAGTGCCAATTAGTACCATCACAAACAAAAGACATTTTTAAGCCTTCTGACGATTGTGCAACAGAGCCATCAACTGTTATTGTTGAAATACCAGCAAAGGCATCTATTGTACTGTTTGCCGCTAATGTAATAATACCACCATAAATATCAGTACCAGCGGCACCAGTATTTATAATGAAATCTGCATCATCGTCAGAATCGACGGTAAAACAAAAATCATAATTAACACCTGCCACAGCCGCAGAGGCTGTTGGCAATGTTACGGTTACATTATTATCAACGGTTGACATATCAACAGCGAAGAGAGTGCCTGATTGAGCGGCTAGTAATGTAATAGACCTTGCGGCCCCATTATCTATATACTCAACAGCCCTTTCTCCTGTTTGATATTTTCCACTTGATTTTTCTTGTAGGTCTGATCTCATAACTTAACTCCTTATAATGATTCTATGTTATACAGAGCGTGAGACTCAGAGAGAGTTACTTCAAGACCGGATTCGGTCAGGATCATATCTTTCCTTAAGTCTTCATCGTCTGATTGAACATTAGAAATCACATGGGTGTCACGATTAACGCCATTTCCAACAAGCGGCCTATAAGCAACCTGACTCATATCAGCCATAAGCATGAAACCGGATGCGATACCACGGAAAAGTGGTTCCTTTACCAGATTCAAACGTCCATGAATGGTGTCAATAACCATAATGGAGTGACCGAATGCGCCCTGACGGGAATCAAAGTTATACTGGTATGCTTGTGCAGGAGTACGAGAAGTGCCTTCTGCGGCGTGGTTCAAAGAACCTGCCAAGAAAGTAGAACTGCCCAGTTTATTAAAGAATGTAATAACCGGGAGACTGCAAAGTACCAATTTATCACTTGATCCGCCACGTGCGGGGTCAAAGATTACTTCTAAGTCGGAAAGCAGGCGATCATATGTAAACTCAGACTGAGCCGCAGTACGGTAGTAAGAGCTTCCAGAAGAGTATGAAAGTGCCGCATCAGATGCAGACGGGTTCACATTCTTCACAATATGACCAACAATGCCTTCGGTGTACTGAATGCCACCTACCCGGGCTTTTTGCCCGAATAGCATGGCCCGCTCAATATCAACCTTATGCTCACGTAATTTATCCGCCCAGATACGAGACCATTCGTCTGCGTATCCCCGGTATCGGGTAGCAATCGCTGTATTTGTCATCTCAGCCGCTGTCTTGAAAATCTGGGTATACCCATAATTATCTTCAAGCTCGCTTGACCAGACATCAGGAGCACCAGAACCTTCTTCAAACGATGTGCCAATAATTTGACAACTATCGTCATCAGCAAGAACATTATATCCGCTAACATTAGAGTTAGAGACATCAATGATCTTACCGGTGAAGGAAGATGTGGAGCCTAGATCAGAGACAGAAGAATCAACACGGACAATAGTATGTCCGATACCAGCAGTACTGTCTACTGTGTTTACAACAAACACCATACCTTTGATCAGCCAGTCAACCGATGCGCCGCCACTCGTGTCAACCGTGAATGAGTAAGACGAACCTGCCGATACGGCAGAGCCACCATTCACAGCCGCCGCAAGCAAGAATGCACGGTCTGTCCAGTTTACCTTATTCCGATTTTCGAGATAACGGAATATGGGATCATCAGTAGGTGCCTTAGCTACCTTACTAAGGTAGACGAAAAATGGAGATTCCTCCGGTGCTAATTCAGCAACACGGTCTCCAAAGTTATATAATCGTCTACGATCCGGAGCGGTACCTACGCCAGCAGAGGTTGTTGATGCGGTAATATCGCTGGACTTTAAAGTTCCAGCGTTATATGAAAGTGCCATTTGTTACCTCTATTGTTTAGGATTTGTTAGTTAGGGAAGTGCCGTTCCACTACCGCTACCCATGATAGTATCCCAAATTTTGTCCTGATCGGACTTGGGAGACTCAGGGGCTTGTCCCTGAAGGACACCAGCAGTGCGTGGAGCTTGTCTTGCGGCACTTACCGCTTCCATTGTATCATTGTTTTCAACAGATGTCCCGTTCTGCATCTTGTAGAGCTTAACGAGGTTGGCAAGACCAACAGCTTCTTTTGGCTGTGTGGTGAATGTGAGAAAGTCACGGATATCATTATCTGACATCTTATAAGTCCCCCGCAATTCACTAACAGTATTATTCATAGCCATTTCTGCCTGCATCTGTTGCTTTTCTTTTGCCATTTCGGATCGAACCCTATCACTGATTCTTGCATCCACTTTACTGAATACATAATCATTTGTCTGAGTTCCCTCCTCGGCAATTTCCCAAGGATTAAAGTCGTCACTAGATAACGCCGTCTGCGAGTCCTGTGCACCCTGCGGATTGGCTATACCGTTTTGTATCAACTGAACAATATCGGGTCTCTGTTCCAGTAACTGACCTAAAGGTTCAAGCTGTTTCAACCTTGTATTATCGGCCTGAGCACGATCATACATGGACTGAAACTTCTTGGATTCCGCCTCATANTCTACTGAAATAGTCCCTTCTTGCTGAGGTTCTACATACCCCTGCTCNGGCTGNGCCNGTTCCGGGGNTTCCTGATTAACGATATCCTCCACGAATGCAGTTTCACCGCTTCCGGGGTTCTCTAATGTTCCAACTTCCTGTTGTTCTAGTGTTTCCATAATATCTCCAGTTAGATGTCTCTATGCTTCCGGGGCTGAACCNGCTTTTCTCTCAATGTCCTTGAGATTNTTAGCNAATTTCCCAACTTCGAGCTTCACCTCGTTTTCGAGTTTACTACGTTGTACCCTCCTGTCAGCTTTAGATTCCGAAGAAGTCTCAGAAAGGCGAGTCTTGAATTTCTCAACCTCGACACGCTTCCTGTCACTGACAGATTCTCTTTGGGCTGTCTGCAAGTCGCCCTGCAAATTCTTTAGTTGTTCTTCCATAGACTGAATCTGTTGCATCATCTTCTGCCTCTCATCTGTACGCTTCATGATTCCTTCTTTGTCAAATATTTCCGGATTCTTCTTTAATACTTCGTATTTATCCACGATGCCCATCTGGTAGGCTTCAAGATAAACACCAAGCTCTGCCCACTTATTGGAAGGCATAGTTGAACCCGGTTCAATTCTTATATCGTGCTGATCTAGGAAATGACGGTCTTTCTTAATATCCATCACAGCACCGCTTACATCAGTATAATAATTAGCCATAACCTCAGTTATGTTGTTATTTGGCTGTGCAAGCCTGAAAATCTTTTTATGGGTATAATGACCCTTTGATAGATTGTAAATTACTTTACCTAAACGATTTATNCTAAACTCTATATCTCTTAATTTAGATTTTGGCCTTTCAGAGCCAAGNGCTATCATCCTTTCAGTACCCTTTACCGTCTCNGGAGCCTTCTCAGAAAAGCCATGCATCATTTCAGGGAGGCCAAATATAAAGTCAATATAAAACTCTGACTGCTGTATAAGCTTATAAAACTCACCGGCTAAGGCCTGCGGAGCAGGATAATGGGGTTCACCCTGAGAAGAATCAATTTCAATAACCGCATTTGGGTTAGCCCAATCCTGCTCCAACTGTCCGATATCATCAACGCTTCCAATAGGGACAAGTAACTTAAGTCCTGCAGAAGCCTGAGCGTGTGACAAGGCAAGAGACCATAACTTGTTTAAAAGCCTCTGCATTGGTCTGGCTCTGGAAACATCACTTTTAGGATAGGGAGTACCCGTCCATATGTTGGGAAGGGGAATAATGGGGTACTCATCAGTATTTAAAACCTGTTCATATAAGACAATCTCACCAATGGTAGCGCAAACCTTAACACGGGTCTGTAAAACTTCCACCACCTGAAAGGCACCCATCTCAAGAGCTTCCTGATTCTCCTGTGAGAAAACAGCGAACTCTTCCTGAGACAAAATTGTCTCTTCCTGAGACTGCGTGTCTATAACCCTGTAATAAGGAACCTTGACCTTGTAAAATCTTTCGAGTATCTGATATTTCTTAACTTCAAAATAATCCTTATCCTTAACCTCGGCAGGAGTAAAAACAGTCATGGAATTACGGTTCTGAGCTGATGGATAATCTTCTTCTTTATAAGAAAACCCGGAAAGCTTATGGATCAGACCGGGGATGGTCTCTCCAGTTTGAGGATCGGTCTGATCTCCCAATTCAGGGTAGAGGCCGATGACCTGATCGCCTGTGAGGATGGTCGAAAGGATAATGCCATCTGAATCACTGAACCACCGGTCTCGTGATGAGGGAGATGCGTAGACCCTGAATGGATCAATATAGGTGAACCGGACATCGCCTCTACCAAAATCTGATTCGCTATCTATGTAAGCATAGAAATAGCCCATTCCTGTTGTAGCATAATCCTGAATGGCCTGCTTTATCTGGGAGTCGCCATCCGATATCTGCCACACATAACCCATTACGGTTCTCCATAATGATGCTACCTGCACATCTGAATCTTCTCTGGGGGTGATTGTAAAGGCAGGCGGCCTAGATGTTAAAACGGCCTTAAACTTCTCTATAGCTGAAGATACCCGATCCATTGGTATGTCAGCCTGATTGCGCTGTGCTAATTCATTAGACTCATCAGTGGTGAAGTGATTACCAAGATAAAAATCAATATCTTTACGAGCTTCAGTATCCCAGTCAGTACGGGCATCACGCCACTGGCGGTACAACTCTTCATTATATAATGCTCTGGGGTCTTTATCCACTAAAACATACCCCTTATCATCTGACCCATGCTCGGTTTAACAGCATCTCTTATAAACGGCTTCTGATCTAAATACGGCTGAGGGTTAATACCTTCACTCTCTATCGCTTCAGAAGAACCGGATTGCTTCAAGGAATCAAGGAGCTGTATCAAGTCCAATGTATTTCTAGCCTTGGATACTGTATCCTGCTGAATTGACTTCTGCAACATCTCAGCCTTCATCATCCTTAACTGATCTATATCAGCATCAGACGGGCCCATAACTGAACCGGCGGGGGTTTGACCGGGTTGCATAATTTCATTAGGCTGTCTAGGTGCGGGCGGGCCAACAGGAACAGGGCCACCAGTTTGAAAACCTAACAGTCCACGCAATCCACGCCGTTGAGGCTGTTCTTCTTCTGGTGCTAAATACTGCTCAATCATATCAAAAGGAATAGAGTCCTGAGGTGCAAAAGCCATTTGCTGACGTGCATCCATAGCCGCCTTTGTCTTTGATATGCCCATACGAGAACTTCTTCCTTCTCCTCCATAATATCTCAAACCGCTACCTTCCCCAACTTGCTCAGCCGGGATAGATAAAACATTTCTCGTATTATAAAGGCCGTCATCAACAGTCATTGCTGATTGATTAAAATCAGCCCCAGCCCCATATAAGGTCTTTTCCTGAACTTCACCTCCCGGTTGATAGCTGGCTAATCCGCCAGATTGATAGCCAGACTCACCACCCCAACTCACTTCTTTAAGATAGCCCGGGTTGGTTTTCTCTAAATGCGGTCTGTAAAAAGGGTCTGTAAGCAGGCTGTAATCAATCTTATCTATATTACCAGCCGTTATTGCGTCAGATAAATTCTTATGTATCTGATCCCTGTATAATACTTTTTTCTTCTTCGGCATCTCTGCAAGCTCTCTCTTGCTCATTGTATATGGTGACACATCAGCACCCGAAGTAGCATAACCCTTATAAGCCTCTATATTAGACAAGCCCGATAAAATCTTTTCTAACAAACCAACTTCACCACCCGGTTGATAGCCAGTCAATCCGCCAGTTTGATAACCAGATTCACCTCTATCTAAATTTAATTCACCAAGAACTTCTTCTTCTGGACTTGGTATATCTCTTTTGGGTGATTTGAAACCCTGCTCTAGTTCTATAAGTATCTGCTCTTCTGGACTTAAAACCGTTGAGTCCCTACCCGGGAGAGGGGCTTCTTTAAAATAATCTTTAAACATCCTAGGGAGCAAACTGGTAACAATCCCACCAGATTGATAGCCGCCCATCTGAACCTGTCCGCCGCCATACATTGATTTCATATTCTCCAGCATAGCCATGTGTTTGATCTTATCAATCGCAGAATGACCGCCTTCTTTAGGAAGATTGTTAATTTTATGAAGAAAGGGTAGTCCAATCATATCAACGGCCTCTTTTCTAACAACAAACTCACCGGGGGTGAGCCTTGCTTTAATAGTGTCTGTAGTCTCGGGCATTATTTCCTAATTTCAAAATGCGGAAAATCGTCAAAGCGATTATCCATTACCTGAAAATCCTGATCCCAGTCACCGCCCCATCTTAGA